CTTCTACAATTAAATTACCAGATAATACAGCATTATCAACAGCCATACGCATAAAGCCATTCATCAAAGTCTGTGTATCGTCCATGTTTTCAGCAATACCTACACCAAAGAATGAGTATGGATTTAACTCATAGGGTGCAGAATGATATGGTATCTTTGCAGGTTTAAATGGATTTAACACCATTCGTATTAATTTACCATTACATACCCATACGTTTGCCTGTAATTCATCAAAAGTTTTTAATTCATCTGGAATATTAATCTCTGCTTCTTCAAGCATTTCTGTATCTACCATACCCCAGTATTCTAATACATCAAAGCGTTCTACTCCGTGTTCTGGTGCATAATCAGATAAGTCATCTTCCCAGTATTCTTTAGTATAGTTTTCTCCTAGCTGTATAACTTCATCTATAACTGTGTCTCTGAACATTGGTCTTTTCTTGAGATTCCGTAGTTGCGACCTTGACATCTTGTGTCGTTCAATAACATACTGCGCTTCATCCATATTATTGGCATCAGGGTCAGGATAGAAATTCCACACAGAAACATGTGAAACTTGTGGCATTGTTTTAAATTGTGGGTCATAGCTACCATCCTCATCCCAATTAGGATATTCTTTGTCTACAGCAAACGGTCCTTTCATTACACCTGTACCAAATAATGCCATCTCAAATGCTGTACTACGAAGATGTTTAGTTGCACTTGATTCTTCTAGTTGGTCGTGTATTTTCTTCTGCATCTTCTTTGCGGCTATCATAGCTGGGCTAAAGGTAACAGAGGTAGGTGTAGCACCTGCCCCTTCTTTAAGCCCGTCTATACCCTCTAATTTTTCTGTTAAAGGACCTAGCATTTCTTGAAGAGACTTTTCTGTAGCACCTGCAGGTAGGTCACTACCATCTCCTGCAAAGCCATATGGACTACTTAGGGCAGTATCACCACGCAACTGCTCTGGTTCTTTGGGGTCAAAGTGTACATCTGCAACAACTCCTTCTGGTAACTCAGTAGGTTCAACAGAAACAGGAAACCGATTATTGGCAAAAAGTACATCAACAATTTGCCCATATGCCGCAAGAGTTTTTGTTTTTGTAACTTTAATAAAGACACGTGACTTCTCCGATTCAGTAAACTGAACATCTGGTCCGTATAGTCCTCTATAATTTCTATAGGCTTTTAACCAGCGTTGTTCATCTTGATAACGATAGTCTTCTGCTCTTTTAAATCTTTCTTGGATAAATGGTATTATAGAAGATACATCAGCATCTTCTGTTGCGCTATCTTCTACATCTTCTAGTGCTATAGAATCTGCTTCAATCATTACATTTTCATCTTCTGCCATTTTAATATCCTTAATATCCAAATGTTGAATCTGCTACTTGCATACCACCACCCGGTCTTCCATGTGGGTCATAATCAAATATACTAAAACGTGGTCGTGACATTATACCATATCTCATCGCATCGTACAAGTGATCTTCCGCAGTCGTGTCAATATCTTCTGGATTTTTCTTGTCAATTGGCAAGGCAGGTAACTGTGCGATAATGTTTGTACAACTACTAAAGAAAACAAGTCTAGGCTCTTCCGTATATTCATCTACTTGTAGTCGTCTGTGTATTTCGTTTTTACCAGCAACACGACTACCTTTGCTTCTATCTGATGGTCGCCATCTGCAACCCTTTTGTATCATTTGCTCTGCAAGGCTAGGACCAGTATCACCACGCTTATGCCAAAGAGAACTGTCAAGAACACCATACTTAATATTGCCATCGCCAGATTCTAAGTCCAACACCATATCGGCTAAATCAGTTGCGAGTACTTTAGAGGTATATAGTTCTCTGTAAACAATTAGTTGCTCACTTGGACTAACAGCAAACCAAACCACGCCACTATATGAACCATAACCATAATCACATGCTCTAAACTTAACCCAGTTGTTAGGTATATCAAAAGGCTCAACAACATGAATATCACGATTAAATTCAGTAAATGCTGCACCTTCTTTAATATCCCAATCACCTTCCAAGAGTTGTCTTCTTTGCTGCTCTGGTAGTGACAGAAGCATTGCTTCGTAGTCACCTGATTCGGATAGGTAAGGATTGTCAGTAAGTCTCGCTGGGATAAATCTCCTTTTGAACAAAGACTTTCCTGCCTTTGAGTGTCCAGCAGGATATCGCAACACTTCGTTAGTTTCAATGTCTGTTGCATCAAATGCTTTGTCATATGGTGCAGGGTCAATAAACATTTTCTTAACCCAAGCATGACCTCTTCCACCGGGGTTAGTTGTTGCCCTCATAAAGATAGGCAAATCTGGTGCAGTAGACCTAAGACGAGAGCGCATGTAGTTCCATGCATAAGGTGACTGCCACTGTGTTAACTCGTCAAAGCCTATCCAGCTAAACGCTAGACCCTGATAGCGAAGAACGTCATCATCTCTATCAAGATAAGACATCCACAGTCTCGCACCAGAAGGGGCAGTCCACTGCATCTTTCTTTCCGACCATTTAATGCCGGGCCATATTTTAGGGTACAACTCTTGTGACTTAAAGATAAGTTCACGAAGTTCTTCTGTTGTATGTCGTAACAGCAATCCGCTAAATGCTGGATGCCCCATATAACGTAGTGGGTCTGCTAACATGGCGTAGGATTTACCACCACCTGCTGAACCACCATATAGTACTTCACGTTCCCCTGCGGCTAAAAAATCTGTTTGAGGTCCTACGTTTGGTTTGAATAATACATTAGCATGTTCTTCTTCAAACTCTGTTTTATATGAAACGTCCTCAATAATCTTAGGCTCTTGAACCTGTTCTTTCTTCTTCAAGGACTTTCGCTTTGGCGATTGCCTTTTCCGCATATTCTGCCCACTTGCGGATGCTTGCAACTTGGTTCTTACGCTGTCGCTCATTCTGTAACCGTTTCCTTAATCCTACATGTGATATGTATCTATTGCTATTTGTACTTAACCAGTTGGCTACCTCACGATAGCTGTATTGATTTACGTGCTGTCTAGCCTTTTCTAACAAATCTAACTCTGTCGGTATGGGGTCAAGAATGTCAGGGTCTTCTTCATTCTGCTTATATCCAAATGGTACGGTACGTGCTATACGTGGTATCTGTATCCACTCGTTTTGTTCTTTTATATCTGTTGGTTGTGGAAGTTTCCACTTGCCTATACTTCTAGTCATCTTCACTTACTGCTTTAGGTGGCATAAGCATAACACCACCGCTTGCTTCTACTTGCATCTTCTCTGTCTTCACCAAACCTGAACGGTCTAGTAATTCTTTTGCCGCTACCATCTTATCACGTATGCCTAGTTCTGTTGGGTCATACAATGCACCCGTCATAGCCATTGCCGCCTTTGGTGCGTTACGTGCCATGTACATAGATGTAGCTTCTAATATCTCATCCTTTAGTCCTTTGACAATAGAAGTTGTTGGTGTATTATCTGCGTACCCTGCAATCTTTTTTGCCTGTACAACATCACCACCTGCCTCTTCAAACAACACGTTAAGAAACTTCTGCTGTCTTTCATTTAACTGTCGTGTCATGACATCTCTCCAGTAGCCATAGCGTGAGCTAAACGTGTGCTACGTCCTTTTACTTGCCTTGCCCACCTGCTGTCTAACATTTCTTTTGCTGCAGTTTCAAAGTCATTATCATATACAGCCGCCCACATCTTCTTAAATTTTTTTAATCTTGGAACACCCATATTAAATGCCATATCCATGAGTACCAGTTGACGTACAGCGTCTAGGCTATCAACGCAAGAGTGCGCTTGGCATAGTTCTCTTTCGACTATCTGCACGTCATTCGTTGCTAAATAGACCGCATCTTTTTCTGTTATACCATGCTCATATATAGCATCCATATTTGGTATATCCATATAATCAAGTTCTTCTTTACTTATGCCACGGTCTTTTAGGTTTCTTCCTATTCCAATTGTGTCAATGCCTAACGTATCTTGATAGACTGTAAGTACAAGACCTTCTCCTTGGATTAGTTTATCTATAAATTGCTGACGTTCATATTTCATTTCTTAGTCTCCGACCCTAACCACACTGCAAATGCCCCTGTCATCGCACCTGAGACTACGCTTATCATTGCACTCTGCTGTGTACTCAAGTCGTCTAAGGACATCCCCCACTCTATAACTCTTATGTACATGATTGTCATAACAAGCATCATTAAGCGTGGTACTATCTTGTACTTTAATATTGTTTCTGCCGCCATTATTTTTTCCCGAACAACTTTGTAGCAGAACGAACACCGAAACTAGCAGCAACGATAACGCCAAGACTGTATTGATACCATTGAGGCATTGATTCCAACTGGGCAAATCCATTTGACACAACCTCTTCCATTCCGGGGATGAAGGCTAATATTAAGGGTATTGAAAACAAAATTACCAACCACTCATCTTTCCACGAAGATTGACTACCCTTTGCCATCTCCAAATCCCAGTCTATTTCACCTGTAGCTTTTTTCTGCATTACTACAGCTTCAGCTTGTGCCTTGGCTACCTTAGTAGCTGACTGCGCTTTCTTCTCTTCTACCTTACCTTGTAACCATGTACCAGCTAAATCTGCTACAGGTCCTATTAGCATATTAAGCACGTCTAAACCTCGCTGTTTTCTTTGCAATTGCTTTCGGTTGCTTCACAAACTGTTTCCCCTGCTTTGTTCCTTGGCGTTTCGCTCGTGATGTTGCCGCATATTCCGCAGATGTAAGGCTCTGTATCGCTGAAGTAGGAAGGTATCTTTCGCCAGTTTTCTTTGATGGTTTCCCAGATTTGGTTCTCCACTTTTGTTTTGTCCATGACTTTAAACTCTTTTGTGATTTAGCTAGTGCCATCTTACATCCACATTATTAAAAATACTAAAATTGCAATTAACCCCACACCAACTGCAATTGCAATACTACCAATTTCTATATTATGTATAAAAGCATCACGCTTCTTACGTTTGGCTATACGTTCTTGCTTTTCAGCTTCTTTTGCTTCATGTATTCGTTTAGCACGTTCAGCTATTATGCCTTCCCAAACACCTGCACCAAATCTCATATTGATTAGGTTCTTCATTTCTTGCATATGTTCTTGTGCAAGTTTTGCGTTTATAGTTTCTTCAGCAATTGAATTTACAGCGAAAGGGTCTTTTTGGGCTTTTCTTCGTTTCTTTTGTATCTGCTGTTCGCCCTCAAACATGCCGTCAATATATTTTGCTATATCACCTATATCATTACAAGTTGTAATAGCTTTTTTTATTCCGTCTACACTTGCTTTTACAAGTGCAATACCTGCCATAGTTTCTGCTAACATGTGTCTCCCCCTTCACGTGTAGCATTTTATTTGTATCCACCACCAGCTTTCTTATATGCTGATGCAAGCATCTGTGCTTTACGAGCAGACCACTGACCTGCACCGCCACCTTTTGTTCCAGCTTTGATACGTTGGAACTGCCTCTTACGCATTGCAGGTTTTGTATAGTTACCTGCTTGATTTACTTTTGATTTACTTTTTTTCATAATTTATCTCGCTGGGTCAAAGTATTCTTCTGCGGCAAACAATGCTATGATATCGTTAGCATTACTACCAGTTCCTTTTAGTACATCACCCTCACTCATAAAGAAAGGTTTACCATCATCAAATATATAAGCAATGTTTGCAGATTGAGTTACACTGTATGCATCTATTAGCTGTTGAGGAGAACCCCCACTTGCTGTATAAGATATATCAAAAGTTCTATCGGCTGAATTTGATATATTTGTAAAGGCTAACAGTTTTACAATAGCTACATAGTTTGCAGGAACGGTATAGATTATTGTATTAGTATCTAACGGCACAACATTGTTTTTAAATTTAACTGTATCTAAAGATGGCATTACTTTATCCTAACTTTATCTATACATATTACTGACCACTTATGAAACTTAATATTCCATTTACCTAATAGTCTAGCTATCTTTAAAAACAAATGACTAAAGAATGTCCAATATAAATCAACCAAAAAAGTTTTTAGTTTTATTAGCTTTGTTAACATTTTTTATGTGCCTTCCGGGTCTACGTATACGTTTCTTTTTTATAAACTCGTTAGCAAATTGTTTAGCCATTATTTCTTTTTCTTAGGCATGGTCATACCACCACGCATCATTTTCTTTTTAGCAACTTTCATCATGCCGCCACCACGCATTTTCTTTTTCATTACACCGCCACGCATCATTTTCTTTGCCATTTTTGTTTTACCAGCCATACCGCTACCTTTCATTTCAGTTTTAACTACACCACCTTTTGCGTGTTTTCTTACACCCTCTTTATCTGGGTTTGTTAGTCCAAGCATTTCACGCATTTCTCTTACGCTAAGACCCATTTTTTTAGCCATTGCCATAAATTCATCTTTTTTATTATTCTTAGAATCTTTCATTTCTTAATCTCCGTCTTTCTAATACTAAGGATTCAAACACTTCTTCAGGAAAATGTTTATAGTAATTTGATTTTTCTAAACTAAGTGCTGCGTCATCTAATATAGAAAGTCGTTGCACAAAAACCATACAATATTCTAGTTCATTACTAGTTATACCATTATCTTCTAAAAAGTCAAGTCCAGCATCGCTTGCATCATAGTCAGGATGAAATACCATAAGATGTATATCTATACCTGCTATACTTAATGCTTCATTAACTCCGTCACACCAACCATCTAAATATTCAATGCTTGGCATTTCTTCTTCAGCCCACACAACTATATCATAATTATGTGTTCCAAACTTCTTAACTTCTTCTGTTAAACCTTCTAACCCCGTATTAATACTAAAGACTACCTTATTATCTGCCCATGCTTTTGCTGCGTAAGGGCATGGCGGTAGTCCATTTAATTTTACATTCGGTATTTCAAGAAAGTCGTGTGACCACTTACGTATGTCAGCTTCTATTGGATGCACGTGTCTTATTCTTTTGTTGTTCTATAAATCTTCTATACACACCAGCCGCACCAGCTTTTCCAGCCGCTTTAGCTCGTTGCTCCATAGCGATAGCCGCTTGTGTTTTATGATTATGACTTCTGCTAGATGATTTTATTTTACGTATAGATGCTTGTGCATCTTTTACTGTAGCAAACTTTAAGCCGTGAATTGTACCCTTTGGGTCTTCATCAGTATACAGGTCGCTATGCTTTTTACTTTTAGCTGGTTGTCCTTTTTTTCTAGGTACTCTACGCATTTTTTGTGATTTTATTAAATGCTTCTGGGCTTGCTGCTTTAAGTGCCTTTAGTCCCGGGTTCATTTTAACCTCACCACCTGCTGCGTACATGTGTGATTTTCCATATGCCATGCCACCATTAGCCATCTTTGCTTTACCTTTAGGCATCATACCCACACTAACTGCAATAACAGGTACTTTCTTTTTCTTTGACATGCCACCATCTTTCATTTTAGATTTTAAAGGTGGTAATTCAACTTCTGTCTTTCTATTAGCGTCACCTATCTTAACTCTACGAGATTGTTCTTTAGCTGCTTGTGCCTGACGTATCTCTCTAAGTTTTTTTCTAGCTTCAGCTTTTTCTGCTTTAGTTGCTGTGCTACCCTCTTGCAAAATTCTTTCTAATTTAGCTACCATTTCAGCTTCTGATTTTGAGCTTTTTGTTCTAACAACATTTGACATAGCTTTAAATAGTTTACTCTTCATTGTCTTCTCCTACTAATTAACATTTCCATCTTCTACGTGCTTGTCTTAAACGACTGTTAGGGTCACGAGCGGCTTTTGGAAATTTTTTCATTTGTCCAGCAGACCTAGCACAAAAAGACTTTCGTCTGTTTGCATCCTTACTACCCTTCTTAACTTTACCTGTTACAGCAGTTTGTAATTTACTCCCGGGGTTTTTTCTTCTATATGCTTTCACCCCAGCTTCAGTCATACCTGCACCCTGTTTAGTAGGACGAAAATTCTTCTTATTTCGCTTTGGCATGTTGTCGGGTTTACGTGCCATTAGACACCCCTGTCAAATTCACATTTAAATGAAAATGAGTGTGGTGTACCTAATACTTCTGCTACATCGGTAACTATTACTGCCGCACGTTCTACGCAGTGTATTTCTTTTGAGTACC